TGCATCAAGTGTGTTGATGTCATTGTCAGTACCGTAAAGTTCTACGAAGTTGTCGTTTATCTTGTCAAATGCTGTTCTTAACGGATCACCCGTGCCGTCATTTGCACTTGATCCGATGTTGATACCTTGTCTAGCCATGTTATATTAATCCTTTTTGTTGCAGATATTTATTAGTAATTCTATAAACCTAATGTAATTATTACAGGTCTATCAATGTTCTTTGGAATTTGAACACACAACTGTCACTAGTGATGTTTGTTGCTAATAACCTAACATTACCATCATCTATCTCTGCTGTGAATGTGCATAGTGGTGCAGAATAAGATCCTGTGTTTCCAAACACAGTTAGGAATGCTTCTGTTGTGCTGTCAGCACTTGGACCATGTATCAGGCTGACTTCGGCAATCTCAAATCTACTGTTTGTTGCGTCTGATATCGAAATGTGGTACTTGGCGCTCCTGTATGAAGCACTAGACCAGCTGTCTACCAGTGAAGTGGCAGAAGTCGCCACTGTTGTACTGTTGTCACCTATCTCCGAGTGGTTCAGTGTGGATGGTGATGACAGTGTCACGAACCCAAGGTTGCCTGATCCATCTGTTTTCAAAACTTGATTTGCTGATCCATCTGTAGTTGGGAAACCAAATCCGCTGATGAGCACCGTGCCCGTACCGTTGCCGTTCAGCTCAAGGTTGGCGTTGGATGCGTTTGTTGAGATGGTGTTGTCGTCTATAGTGATCCCGTCTATTGTGAATGCTGATGTTGTGTTCAGGGTTGTAAATGATCCTGCCAACGCTGTCGTGGCACCTATCACTGTGTTGTCTATAGTTCCGCCATTGATATCGGCCTTGGCAATTACTACCTGTCCCGTGCCTGCAGGCGCAATAACAAGGTCTGAATTTGAACTTGTTGTTTTGATCTCGTTGTCGGTTATGTTGATGTTTGAATCTATGGTTAGATTCTGTATCACGACACTACCTGCTCCGCCCGGGGTTAGATTTATATCTGCATTTGAACTTGAACTGATTGTGTTGTCCTGTAAAGTGAGATTATCGATGTTAGTGGTAGTTAAGTTAGTTGTGCTAGTCACACTTAACGTTGAAAGGGTTGTCAAGCCTGACGGTACCTGTAAAGTAGAAGAAAGATTCACCGCACCGGTCAAAGTACTTGCCCCTGATACGTTCAATGTTCCGTCTACCACAAGACCATCGTTGATATTGATTATTGTTGAATCGTCTGAACTCAATGTCGTGCCTCTGAATTTAACTGCACCAAAAACGACTGAGCCAGTACCATTTGGCACTAAATTTATGTTCTCGTTTGATCTCGTGCCTTCGATGTTGTTGTCCTGTATTCTGATCGCCGGGAAAGACACGGCGCCTGTGCCGGATGGTTTCAGTACTAGATCTTCATTGGTTCTTGTCGCAGATATCTCATTGCCAGTGAAACTTAGATCTCCGCCCGATAGTGGTGACAGGTATAATTCTGTGAACATGTCGTTCACTTTCTGCATAGCAGATCTTAGATTATCACCCGTTCCGTCGTTTGCATTTGATCCTACGTTCAGTGTCTGTTGTGCCATTTTAAACCTTTATTACCCTTTTGACCAATTTGATCACTTGGTTGTTAGTGTTATTTACTGTTCCTAGCAGTCTTACGTTGCCGCCGTTTATGTCTGCCGATAGGTCAATAGAATCATATATGGTAGATCCGTCGCCATCACCATTTGTTGCCGCACCAAATGTACTAACGAATGCGTTCGTCCCGTTATGTGTTACGTTTGCATCAATTATTGTGTACCTGTCGGCTGTGGCATCTGAAATCTGTATATAGTATTTTGCACTCCTGTACGTGGACACTGAAAAAGTATCGATCACCTGTGCTGAACTGTTGCCTGTGATTGTCGCCGTAGCGTCCTGCACGTCTGTGTCAGTTACCACGAACGGAAATACATGGGTCGACAGCACTTTGCTTCCGTTGGTCCTGATCAGTTGTCCTCCCACCATTGTGTTGGGGAATGTGAAACCGTTTATTAAAACATTGCCCGAACCACCGTTTGCATTGATCTGTAAATCTGCATCTGTCTCTGTCGATTCAATTTTGTTATCAGTGATGATGACCTTGTCTGCTGTCACAGATGGATTCGTTATTGATATAGTTGTAAATGTTCCCGCCGCCGGTGTTGTGCCACCGATTACTGTGTCGTCTATGGTTCCCTCATTTATGTCCACTTTGGAAATTTGCACAGAACCTGTGCCGTTGGCAGACAATACGAAATCGTCATTGGTTCTTGTCACTTTGATCACGTTATCGGTCAAGTTTATGTTTGAATCTATTGTCAAGTTAGAAACATTGACCACACCCGTTCCGCCTGGGGTTAAATTTATATCTGCGTTTGAACTTGAACTGATTATGTTGTCATTGAATGTGAGATTGTCTACTGTAGTTGTATCAGCAAACGTTGATACCCCAGAAACAGTCAGTGTAGAAAGTGTAGTCAACTCATCTACGTCTACCGTAGATGCTGTCTGGACCGTTCCTCCGAATGTTGTTATTCCTGAACTTAATGTGCCGTCTATTATTAGATTCTCGTTGATGTTCACAAAGGAAGAGTCGAGTGCAGTGATTGACGTGCCTGCAATTCCTATTCCGTCTACAACCAAAGATCCCGATCCGTTCGCTCTCAATATTAGGTCATCGTTTGTTCTTGTGCCTTCGATGTTGTTGTTATTGATTCTGATTGCTGGAAACAGTATGCTACCTGAGCCAGATGGTTTCAGTACTAGGTCTGCGTTGGACTGTGTTGTACTGATTTCGTTTTCAACAAGTCCCAATGATGTCTGAGCGAATGGCATCGCGTACAGCTCAGTAAAATTTGCATTAATCTTGATGCCAGTTCCCCTGATTGTATCACCTGAGCCATCATCAGCCTGTGCTCCAATGTTTATTACTTCCTGGGCCATGTTAGATACTCGCTAGTGTGATCTTTTTCCAGATTATTGTTGAACCATCGTAGTTCGCAGTGCAAACATATAAGTTGGTTGCGTCCCAAGATATGGATCCTGCTACGTCGCCTGTGTTTCCAACCGCAGTTGCAGTTTTTGTTGTTGTGATCACTAGTCTGTCTGCATTTACCTGCACCTGTCCTGTGCCGTTTGGATCCAGTGTGATGTTGCCGTTGGTATCGACACTCACTAATGAATTTCCGGATAATGAAAGGTTGCCAGACATCATTTCTGCGAAATTGCTGTTGACCTTGGTCATAGCGGTACGTAAAGTATCGCCTGTAGCTGGATTTCCTACTGTTCCTGTGTCTATCGTTAATCTTGCCATAATATGATACTCGTATTTATTAAATAATAATATGTTCATAGAAACCCTAAAAACAATGAAGTTGCACAAGAGGGAGAGCAAACTGGGTACGATGCACAATTATCACAGGAAGAACCTGATCTATGTGTTCAAATGCGATGCCTGTTCGGAGAAATTCATGAGGCCCAAGAGCAAGGTGGATCCAGATCGTGCCTCAAATGATTACAAGCATGTGTGCAGTGGATGTGATTCCAAGAAGTTCGCACAATCAGTGGGTGTCAAGATGCGTAAGGTGTATCAGCTGGACGCCAGCAGTACCAAGACTCTATAATTGTTTCCACTTGATGTCATCACGAGAACCCGTGATCCATCTCTGCAGGTCAGCGTATATGCCACACTTTATATTTGGTTGATCGAAGTACCAACGCAGGAAAGGATTGCCCTCTATGTATTCCTTGCGATTGATGAAATGAAAGTTGGTGCTGGGGAATCTCCTGATTATCTGTCTAAGTTGATACATCCATTCGTACTTGAGGTACGCCTTCATGCTGGCCCTGCCTGGATAGTTGATCGAGTTTTTATAGATGTTGTTCTGTATCCTGCTGGGTGTTTCCAACTCCCATTGTTGGGCTCCCATTATGTCGAATGACATTATTACAACATTTTTAATTCCCGACTCGGCGGCCATCAACACAGCACTACACCCTGAACCACGTGCTGTTGAAAAATCGATTGTCTTGATCATGCCACCCTTCTTTATGTCACCACCACGCCAGAACCTGTATATCTTGAGACCTTGTGGCACGTCCTGTTCATTGTCTCCTTCACAGATATAGTTCCAGTTACTGATGTCATTTGTGCCATGTATGTTTGGGGATTCCTTGCCACTGTTGTGCCACTTGGCCAGTTCCTCGTACATAGGAGTATTCACTGCCACGATGTGATCACACAACATGGGATGGTCTCTGTATATTGCGTTGCAACCATACACCACACCCTGATCTTTTAGATTATCTATTGGAAAAATGTTCCTTGACTCTCCGTTACCTATAACGAATGCTGTGTCCATTAGACACCGAAGCTCTCACCACATCCACATGATGCTGTTGAGTTGGGATTGGATATTTCAAACTGTGAACCAAATGTTTCTTCCACCCAGTCAATCTTTGTACCTGCCACATACATCATGGAAGTTTCGTCCACAACAAATTTACCTGTGTGCCAGTCTTCTATGTGGTCTCCGCCACCTACAGCTTCTTTTGTATCTGCAAAACCCCAGTCGTACTTGAATCCTGCACAACCGCCACCCAGCACCGCTAGACTCACTGCGTACTTGCCTGGATTCTTTTCTAGTAATCTTTCGATCTGTTGCTTTGCTTCTTCTGTTATTTCAAATAGTGCCATACTAGTAATTATCCCTATTTTTTGCCACTGTTCTGAATTCCAACAGTCATCCAGAATCTCGTAGCATCTCGTTTCCTTTCAAAGCTCATGTATGCGTTCTGGGCCTCCCAGTGGTTTGTATGATACTCGTTCAATGTAACCACCGCGGGCTCGAACCACCAACCCCACTTGCCTTCGCAGTTCAATTGGCACCATTCTATGCACTCGGCCATGATGCCATTGCTGTTCATGTCAACGTTGAACTCGAACTGTTGCATGTAACCGCAGTCATCGGGTACCTCGTCCATCCTTGGACTGGTCTTCTTCACTTTTACTTTGCCGTACTTTTTATTACCAACTAGTTGCATGATCTAAATTCCATTTTTTTGCAGAACATTTCTCACCGCACTCTTGTGGTGCATTTCCTGTTTTCATATCTCCAAACAACTTATTCCACATAGGATCGTCTAGCACCTCTCCGAGTGTTTGGCTAGACTCAATGTATTCGAATATGTTTTTATTGTGTCCATATCTCAATGCTGTCCAACAACAGGGGTAGAACTTTCCTTCTGCGTTTATGTAAAGCCCTTTGTTGCCAATCATACACAAAGGTATAATTGAAGGAGTATTACTAGTATTATAAAACCTTTTTGTGAAAATATCAATACAGTTATCTTGCCATTGTTTACCAGTTAACTGTGTAGCAGTCCTGGTAAATCTTCCTGTGGCAATAAATTTATCACTAGGTTGCAATGGGTCATTGACAGGGTAGCTTCCGTAGTTCTTGTTAAATTTTGTACTCAAGGTCAGTTGGAAACTGTCAAACTTGTACTGCTTGGCCATTTCTCTCATAACATCTATTTTGCCCTCGTTGAATTTGAATGCAATCGCGGCCCATGTCTTGTATGCTTTGCTTTCTCGTAATGCATCTATTCCAAGCATTATCGAATACCAGTTGCAGTTCACCCTGTACAGGTTGTTTGACTCTTGGTCCCAACCGTCAAGGGAGAAATGTATATGATCTTTTTCGTTCAGTATGCTGTCTAGTTGTTGCCACCAAGACTTTATTTTGTATGACCCGTTAGTGATTATTACAAATTGCACTTGGTCATTGTTCTCTCTTAACCATGCAAGAATTTTCAACAGGTCCTTGGCATATATAGGGTCACCATCGTCACCACAGAAAGTTATTTTTTTGACATCTGTTAGAAGTTTACCCGTCCAATTCTCTTTGAACCATTCTAGAGTTAGATCTTTATTCGTTAGGCCTTCAGGAACCTCCTGCCTAGAACACCTAGGACATTGTAGACTACATTTTGAGCATAACTCTATGTGCCAATGCTCTAAAGGCCAATTATGAATGTTTTCAAACATCATTAATTTTATATTCTTTTCTCTGTTTTGTAAAGACTTGTAGATGAATTCTACTTACGGCCTGGCCCACGCATTTAAGACATTAAGAGGTCAGTGTTTTTGCCGACGTCACGTATGTGGCGTTGCTATGTGTATTTATTTCCAATTCTTTATTACCCATTCGTCTTGACACTCCATGGGGTTTGGTGATCCATGGAATACTGCCACACGATTACCAGGTTCTACTTTCACAGGTTCTCTGAAATATTTCTTGCCATCCTTTGTGGTCAGCAGTTTGTTATCCTTGAGTCCTATCAGTTCCCATTTGTAACTTCTTATCCACTCGTCCGGAAACCATGTGATGTCGTCTTTGGCCCTCTTTGTTATCCAGTCTTGGTCTCCATGATTCTGTTGCATGATTTCAGACGATCTAACCTTGAACTCGTTCCATAGGTAATCCATTGTGCCTGCCTCCCAACGCATACAGCTGGAGTTTGAAAGTTTCCAATCTTTAACCCTGCACCTGTTGAAATCTCTGATTATGTTGAACTTGCCCGGGTTGGTGAACAAGGGATCTATGTTGTCAAATATCACAACGTCAAGATCAAAAAATAACATGTTGCCCTTCAGTGGCATCTCCGGTGCAAACATCCATAGTTTACTCCACCATGATTTGATCCATGGATCATTTGGTAGTTTAATAACATTTATTTCTGGATCTAATCCTGCGGGATCATCAGTGAGACAGTGGAATTGAAAAGGCACCGTGGTGTGTCGCTTGACCATGCTGTTCAACACATTGGCATATTGCGAAGGATACTTGATTCCCCACTTAACGCATACTACGTGATTCATATCCTTTTCTGAGTCCTTCCATCTGTATCTGTCGCCAATCGTCACTGTCCAGTGTGTATGGATACGCACACTCGATAGTCCTGTTTGACATTGTCTTGATACTGGTTATATTTAAATTATTTGACATGGTCTCGTATATTTGTTCAAACGTCGCACCGGCCCCGAATGTCCTCTGCAGGTCCACTTGTCCTATCTTGATGTAGCCTAATGATAGTTTGGGATCTTCCCAATCGTAGCCATTGTCATTAAGCCACGACCTGTAGTCATCCATCTCTTCCTTTTTGAAGTAATGATCTTTTTCTGTTATTGTCTGCCCCCACTCCACGTCAAACTCCCCGGAGTAGTACTTTTGGTGATTGATCTCCGAACACAGTGCCTCCGTCATGACAGGTGCGTGTTCATCTTTAAACACTTCGTACAGTGTCTTGCCCACTTGTGACCAGTGTAGGTAAACACCGCCCAACTCTCTGTCGTACCTATTCTGTTTGAACAGATCAAAGTCTTCGTCATGCAGTTCCTTCCTCGGTGCGTTTAGGAACGTTGTTATCTGAGACGGTCTCATCCATTCAGGCTCAAATGCTTTCTTCCTGTCTGCATTCACCCAACTTTCAATCTCGTGGCATATGTTGTTCAGTTGTCTGATAGCATACTTGGTATCATAGTCGGCTTGTTTATAATATAGAGATACGTCCCATGCTGTACCTTGCAATTCCTCGAAATACCTATGCAGTAAATTACATGCTTCGTGTTTGAGCCTCTTACCGGGTGTTACTTTCTCATCGCCATTTACCGCCTTGCCGATGGGAAGGCTACTGCTGTATTGGAAATCATCTGAAACAAACGGGTGTATCTGTTGGTATGGAGGTTCAAATGTGAATAAGTTTATTTGTTCCACTGACTTGTTCAACTCCCTGACCAGATGAGGTAGATCTCTCTTGGAATCAGCAAATCCTAGGAAACAGAAGTTCTTCTCCAGAACTCTCTCTTGTTTGAGATTATCCTGTAGTGCTTCTAGCCATCTCTGGCCCAGCGGTGTGTCGTAGGTCTGTATGTAGTAGGCTCTGTCGTCGAGGGCTACCCTTACAAGGTCAAATAAGAATTTATTTTTTTGAGTAGATTGCACTGTTGGCTCCGTGTTCTGCACATTCCACACTTTCCACCCAACATCTTCCATCTGTCTTGACTGTTATTAAGTTGTTTGCAAAGTTAAAGGCGTGTTCGGCAAACTTCTCTGTGCCTACACCATCGAACAGTCTAATCTCTGCTAGATCCAATGCTTCAAGTTCCTTAAACTTTTCTAGATGCGGATCTGTCATGTCCAATGCAAGTTTATGATCAAACTGATCCTCCAACCACTTCTTCAAAGGTTTGAGTCCGCCAAAGTCTACCGCCCAATTTTTATCATCTAACTTCTCACAACCAAATGTAAATTTAAATTGTAAACTGTATCCGTGTAACAGGTGACAGTGTGAGTGATCTGCGTTGGGTTGTCTAAACACACAAGCCAGTCCTATGTTGTGTCCGTATGTTTTAGTCGAGTAGTATGCCATTAGTTTAACCTCTTTTTTATGTTGTCCATTTCAAATCCAAATTCTGCGGATTTCTCTCTGATAGTGTCTGTGAGTTCGTTTGGGATATTTAACTCGCCATCAATGATGCTCTTTAAAAAATGTATCAACACAGAGAACTCCGTGCTCTTGGACACTTTCTCTGGATCTATGCCTTTGTCTTCCATCACGTGTAGCATGGCCTCTGTGACGTCGATCAAGGTCTCTATGCTTTTGCTGTGTTTCCCAAAGTGTGACATTATACGATGATCTTTGGTTTGTCAGGAACGACCACTTTAGAGAATATCCTCTTGTACTCGCCCTCGATCTTGTCGTTGACCATTGCAATGGATATCACGTGTGTCTTGGATATGTCTATCTTTTCAACTTGGTTGGCAGTGGAGAAAAATGTACCAAATGCAAGACCCTGTGGACCGTTCATCAATACAAGTGCTTTCTCTATACTGATGTATGAGTCTGCTCCGCCTTTGTAATTTGCAATAACTTCTTCACCTGAAGCCAGTTTAAGAGTAATAAGATCTCCATCTTTGTATTTTTCAAACATATCACTATTATAAACTATCCTAAGAGTTTGTCAATGTATTTCTTCAGTTCCTTGTCCTGGACATTGGGTGGTATATGATCGTGGAAGAATATCTGGTAACTATCAGATCCATACTTGCCTATGCCGTGTAGGTCACTGGCTTCTTTCTTGTCCCATGACAGGTACTGTTCAGACATCTTGCGTAGTCTCTTGGATCGCACCTCCCACATGCCCAACGGTTTCAACATCTCTTGTTGTGTTTTCAATCTGCCACGTAGGTACGCTTCGGGATTGGGATATCTCTTGAAAAGTTTTGGTAAGATTATCTTTACGTGTTTCCTGTAGGTTAAATTTAGGCACATGACAGCCACCATGTGTTTCCATTTTTTGTGTGGTGCTCTCAGTTGTTGTTGCACCATCAGGTGTTCCACCATCGGTCTATTCATACAATAATTTTATACGAGATTACTTTTTTGTCAACTGCTTGTTGATGAACTTGGCCATGCCGTCGTACGTCTCCTGGAAAACGTTGCCGTGTTGTTTCCATTCCTCTGGCATCTCCCAACGATCATGGTTTACCACGATCCATCTAGTGTCAGGATCAGAGTATCCCATCAACTTGTGGAATTGGTATATCCAGTAACTGGGATCCACAGGTCTCTTGATGTACTTGTATCCCTCGGAACCTGTGTACATGTTGTTGATCTTGTCCTTCTCCAAAGGGTGTAGGTCAAAACCTATCATGAATATTGCTTTGGGCTTGAAGGTCAGTCCCAGCACACCTGCGTAAGGTCCTGTGCCCCAATGGAATGGTTCATCCTGCCTCTTGTCTCCGCTGTAGGGCAGTTTTGGAAATTCTTTCACGTTAGGCCAATTTGCAAATTGACTGGCCCAGTCGTCTCGGGTGTATACTGATGTTCTTTTACCAACGGCGTTGACAGCTTGTTGGCACATATGCTTATCTGCACACACTAGATATTCTGTGACAAAATCTCTGTATACCGCGTTGCAACCAATTACCGTGCTGAATGATTTTAATGGCGAGATATCAAAACCTCTCCTCGATTCACCGTTGCCTATTATACTAACATACTTGGTCATAATACTATTTAATCACCCCTTTAGATGCACACAGAAGCCTGCACACTGCTGGTAAAATTGAAGTTGGAATAGTTGTACATATCAGTCATTATCACTGACTAAACGCCATACGACACGATATCTATCCCATGCTTTCTTCAGTGTGGGATATTTTCTCCGGAGCTCAATGGCTTCCACTCCCACCATTTCTGCTTCATCGTAGGCGGTCTCCTCGTCCTTAGCCTTCTGTGATTGTTCCACTAGGACACGGTTGCCATCTGGTAATTGTTGGTACACAGTCTCCCCACCATCGGGAGAAACAAATATTGGACCTGCTGTAATTTTCTTTGTTTGTTTTCTTTTTGGCATCAGTAGTATTCCTTATGGTCCGCCCCAGGATGTGCATGCCTCATTCCACCTATCTTTTTGCTATCATTTTTGTGTCTTGGTATGAAGTGTATGTGTGGCCACATTATGGTCTGTCCTGCACAGACTCCTGTGTTCATGCCAACGTTGAATCCTGCTATCTCACCTGACTTGATCTTTTCATTGCCATACTCATAGGCCATTCCATAAGACTTACCAACATACTCTGGTGTGTCCTTCTTGGGTATAAAAAGTGTGTGTCCTGGAACACACGGATACCGGTCACGGAAGACCCCTGTGTATTCAGTTTCTATAAATGGTGTATCGTTGCCCACCCACGTGCTTTCCCCATAGTGGTCTATAGGTTCATATTCCTTCTTGAAGATAGGTGTTTTCGATGTCATCAGTTTCTAGAATTCCTATCTTTATATTACTATTATTTGGTTTGTGTTGCAACCTTATCTTATCCCATGTCTTTGTTTTTGGAACAGATGGATTGTAGTCGTGGATATTTAATAGATTTACTAGTGCCTTCCTAACTTTTTCAGCACCACCATGTTTTCTGCAAGTATCTGACCTGCCAACATGTACGATTTTATTACCAATTTTAATCTTGTACACACAAGGTACTTTTATCCATTGTGTCTTGGGAGTTTTGCTATGTTTAATTTTGTATTTTTCTACAGTGTAAAGATCTTGTATGGAGTACCACTTCATAGGACTTCCAATATAACATACACCCCAACTAACCATCCAACGAATCCAAACCAGAAGTCATCCCAACTCCAATGTCCTTTGGTCCAGAGGTCCAGTGCTTCTTTCACGATAGTTGCCACGAGCCCTAGGTATATCAATGGTTGCCAGAATATTGCTAGTAATGTTAAGAACAAAGACCAGAAGAAATGCAGTTGTAGATCAAATCTAAAATACCGCATGATGTGTGTGGCTATCTTTATGTAAAGGGTTTTAACGTCTATCATTTCTTTTTCCTTTTTTTGTTTTCTTCTGTGGATAAACACGATTTAAAAAATGAACCTAAAGAAGATTCATTTACTAATTTAGTTTCATCTTTGTTGCTTGATCTCTTTTGTCTAGTAAGCAAG